ATTTGTTGGGTCTGATACGACCAGAATGTTTGCAACATAACTCAACTTGCGTTTTTGTTTACGAGCAATTTCTTTGTTGGCTTCAATGCCTGAATTCCATAGTGTATTGTTGTGTTCACAAACTGGGCACTTCTCATTAAGAGTTGTGAGACAGTTATCAATGAACCAACCACCAGGTCCCTGAAAACCGTGACTGAATGTACGAACCCATGGAAGAGCATCGTCACCATCAACCGCAGGAGCAGGGAGAAAACGAATAACGGCCATGCCATTACCTGCTTTGTCTACTTCTGGTTGCCAGAAACGTGTGTCATCTTTGGATCCTGCTTCAGCAGGTTGGGAGGTTGCTTCAATCGCTTTGGTTAGTGTTTTGATATCACTACGATTGCGCTTAAGATTAGCAAATGAACTCATATGTATTTCCTTTAGTATTAGGTTCTGTTTTGTGTATATTTTTTATCCACAGTATGCATTATATCACTATATTTAGTTGTTTGTCAAGCAGACCTCTAAGTATAGTAAGAGTTTCGCCTACTTCTTTATGAAGTATGCCATACCCACCAGCCGCATTAAAATCATTAATGATGCTTGATGTATCATCAATTAGTACTGATTCGGGATTCGCATATTCAGCTTTATATTTCTTGCCAGGAACTATATTTGCTTTATATGGAATGCCCTTCTCGCACAACCAATGAATCTTGTGTTCCGTAACTTCTTTGTGATATTTTAAACCACCAGAAGACGAAAGCATTTCAATGTTGATACCTTGGTTCTGACACCATTTAATGTATGTCAATAAATCGAGCGAACCAGGGAACCAATCCAATGTTTTGAATTGTTCTGTACCAATGAATTTAGTCCAGTTAACAGACCAATCTTTTCTGTCTCTCATTGAGCCAGGTGATTCATTGAACAACTCAATGTACCGACTCTCAAAGTCACATAAGACACCATCCATGTCTAGGTAAATATTCTTAATCATTCAACACCTTTTTCAAAATCAACTTATATTTTACACTATCTTGTGGCAGAAAAGAGGCATACTTGATACACTTTCGCCTAACTTCTGGCCATCTAATAGTATCGTTGATTTTATTTGTCCACATGGGAAAGAATCCAAGAATCTGATTAAGCAAGCACAGAGATTCAATCTGTACTTCTTTCCTCAAAGTCTTGGTCAATAGTAATGGGTAATCACCATCAGTACTTAACACCTGATTGGGATTAAGTATACAATCTTCAAAAATAAGTTTACAATCATTTTCAAAGGTATATGATAGTGACTGAATCACCTTTTGTCGTTTACGGAAGTTCATATCGGCCTCTTCTTGCAACAGAGCACCGACCCATGACTTTTCATCTTCTATTAAATTAGCAACAATGAAATTAATTAAATCTTCTTTGTTGGTATACTTACGAGACAATTTGTAGAAGTGATATTTGTCTTTACGATTTTCAAATGCGGTGACAGTAACATTAGTCTTGCCAGCATATTTAAAGTAATCGTATGAGTCGGTTGTGAAGTGAAGTTTTAGAGAATGATAGAGTCCAAAAGCTTCATAACCAGATATCATATCGGTAACCTAGCACCCTTTTCTTTCAGCATGTTATTGTCTAATGCCACATTTTCAATCTTCGATTTTAAGTTAGAATTGATTAATGTAGCCGCCACTTCAATCTCAAGTCCAGTTTCTTTGCAATATTCCACAATTGCGTCAATGTAATTGTAGTTTGTTTTAATAACAAAATCTTCTATAGACCTGGCAAATTTTGCCATTTCATCTTTAGTTGGCATCTTTTCCTTTTGGACAATTTTTGTCCCAACATTCATGCTTCAACATGGTTTCATTATCAATCTTACAGACTGGACAAACATCTTTCATTTGTGGTTTTCGAATTAATTGTGCCGCAGTCCAATTCATCACCTGAGATTCAGATTCTTTTTGTGATGGGAAAGGCCATTCTTCTTTTACTGGTTCTTCATAATGTTCTTCAGTAGGTTCAAAAGTTGGATAATAGTATTCTTCATCCACAAAGTCTAATGTACCTGATGGATGAAAACCTGAACCACGGAGAAACATTTCAAAATGTTCTAAAACATCTGGAAGAGTATCTGTACTAAATTCTATAGTAGTCTCTGCATTACGGCCAGAGATATCATCTATTTGTTTAAAAATATATTTCATTTCACAATCGTTTCATAAAGAGTTTCAAATTGGTCTTGCACAGCAACCTCTTCATCATAGTTTTGTTTGAAGTAGACTTTCGCCATCTTCGCAACTATCTTCTTAGGCAACTGTAACTGCTTACTGATATCTGCAATTGCTTCACGGATATATTCTTTCTCACCTTGAGCCCGTGCCATTGAATCTGACACCTCACGGATGACCTTCAACAACTTTTCACGGTCTGCTGGGTTTGAAATTTGATTAACACTCACTTGCTGAATAGCCATAATATACTCCTAAAAAATTATTTCTTACTTGTAGCGGCATATGTGATGCAAATTGGATTAGAATTTGTCTCATATGCACACTTCACTGATAATGGGTCAACACCTTTAGCAATTGCTGCCTCGATGTTCTTCGCCATGTTGTTTCTATCATTAGTATTATACACGATTCCGCCAATTATTGCGGTACACAATATAATTACTACCGATACACAGATTGTGATTAAGTCCTTGTTCATATTAAATGATTCCTTTGTTTCTGTCGATTGAGTCTTGTTTGCTTTTGTAGAAAATATGCCTGCCAATTTGTTTCTCCTTTTGTAGTTTTGTCCAGTTAGGTTTCACATAATCAGCATGATAATAAGTTGCCCCATTAGTCACATCAGTCATTCGTTCAAAATTTAAAAATACATTTGTAGACAACTGTAGGATATCATTATACAATGAAGTTTGCTTGATTGTCAAGCGCCTAGAGGTAAATGTGCTATCACAATACCATGAAAACTGACAAGTGTGCCCAGTTTTTTGTTGAACCACATCACAAATATTATTGGCATATCCCGATTGCACCCGATTCAAAGTGACAAAAGCAACTGCCTTCTTTCCATCTAATGGTTCGTGTGCTGCCTCAAAATAAATGTTTTCAGCTAAACAGGTTACTTGTTTTTGTGCCTCAACAGTCAAGTTATTGAATGTTGATTTTATAGGCAGGATATTATATGTGTCTACACTTATAAATGATAAGAATAGAATTGCTGACGAAAAAAATATGCTAAAAATTATGAGTTTGCTTCGCATCTTACTCCTTGTGTGTTGTTTAAAGTGGGACGGAAAGTCCCACTACCCTCATTTAAGAAGACTTCTTAACGGAAACTTTTGGTGTTTCTGGCGCAGTATTATTAGACACAAATCCATTTAAGGTTTGAGCTTTGGTTATAATATCTGTTTCTGAGGGAATTAGTGGCAAAGACGGATGTTCGGGTGGTGTCTCACCCTTAGACTTTGCAGATTCGCATTGCATGTGCCATCCTTGAGAGATACGGTCACGCTCTGCGTTATAAGAATCATATAGCATGTCTCTTGCCATTTTTAATAGTTCAAGACGGATTTCAAAAGGTGTCATGTTTGACATAGTTTACTCCTGTGTAATGTGTGTATACTACCTTTGTGTGTGTTGGTAGTATAGTTATTTAGTCATTCCAATGTCGCAAAACACCGGCAATAATAACTAAATTGGTTATGATATAAATTAAAACAATTATCGAACGGACAATAGCAACCTTATCTGCTTCACTATCATTCGTTGATGCTTTCTCACCTAATGCTTTGGCCCAAAGTCTCCAAAGTTTAATCCCAAAGTCCTTCATAGTATTTACCAAATAAACGAAATCCATTTGTGATTCGTTTCTGTACTTCTTGCATACCATCCATATCTAGTTCATATGTGTGATTTGGTCCATCAACCATTTGGTACATTGTTGCCTTACCGTTTTCATCCCAATTGCAAGCAACTGTTTTATGGTCAATTTCACCAGAACGAAACTTTTCTTCCCATGAATCATCAACTTTACATTCAAAGGCAAAAATCATTTCACCAAGAACATAATCCCATCTTTTAAAATGATTAGCATCAGTATCGTATTCGGATTCTTTTGGTGGTGCTGAAGTAGACTTTAATTCTTCTGGTACATCTTCATCATCAACAAAAGGAGAACCGTGTTTATCTTTTTGTAATTGCTTCAACATTGGCAGAATGATATCTGCTAAAGTGCTGTCCATTGACCAAGTATCATATCGGTCAATCTTCACATAGTTAATTTGTGGATGAACAAAATCGAGAAATTTATTCCATGCTATACAAAAAGGATTTAAGAAATTAATCCACTTGTCGTATTTGTGTCCAGGCACATCTTCATGATTGTAAAACACACCATCATCTTTTTCCCAAAAGCAAACCACCTTGAGAATAGTATAGGGTGATACCCAATGATTACGATAACCACTTTTATAAATCTTCAAAATTTCTCCAAAATAAAATGGGGGTTTTTATTGAGAACCCTCCAAACTCCGGTCTTTAAAATGAATATTTCAAACCAACTGCAACTTGATTACCATCAAATGCATTTACACGATTCTGACCTTCTTGACGGCGATAGTCAACAGTTGCGGCCAAATTCTTAACAACAGGTACTGAAGCACCAACACCAGCAGTAACGGCATAACCATTAGAAACAGTTTGGTTGTTCAAATACGCAACGCCACCTTTAACGGCAATAGTAACAGGACCAATTTTAGTAACATCATATGATGCAACTAAACTATAACGGTCTTGGTCGTTAGTGCTTTGTGTGAAACGGTCATAACCCGCTACAACTCCAACTGCACCAAACTTTTGTCCTAGTGTAACACCATAACCTGTGCGGTCAGTTGTGCCAGAATAATCACGGGTACCAGTTACACCAACTTCAACAGCCGATGCCGATAATGCCAAAGTGGCTAATGTTGCAAATAAAATTTTCTTCAAAATGAACTCCTTAATTATATGAAATTGGTTAGTTATTCTGTTACGAGGAAACTAACCGAAACCCTAAGCCGAGTTTAGGCGGCTAAAGCAAAACTTTCGTCATTTGCATTTACGTTTTTTGCTTGATTTACGGTCATCGCCTACCGTGCTGTCCACGCATGTACTTGTTGCCCTGTCGAATCTAGGTCACCCCCATCAGAAACATATTAAGCCTCGGGACTCAAACCCGCTTGGTTTAAAAGATGTGCTTCACTCAATATGCTTTTGGTGGAGGTGGGGGGATTCGCACCCCCGTCCAGGACACTTTTCTCTTTGCTTCATACAGCAATATCACTCCAGTATTTATCAATGAATTGATTTAATTCTGGCAAATATTCTTTCTTGTCTTTCACAAATACCTGTGGCACTTCTTCTTCGGTTGCAATTGCTACCACAATTTTATTGATTGGTCTATTTGTAATTTCTCCAAACATCTCAGCATATGCTGAACATTGCATAAAGTAATTACGAATGTTACTTTCTTTCTTTTCCTTTGTGGAAGATTTGAAGTCAATTACTGCCAACTCATAATCCCACTCCGCAATCAAGTCAACACGACCTGCCAATCTCAAACCATCACTATACAATGCCTGTTCAAGGCAATATACATTACCAACATGTTCATCTAATATTGGTCGCAATTGACCAAACATCATTTTGTCCAAAGGCATCAACGAATGCCTTTTCACCTCGGTTAATTCACCAAGAATATATTTCTCACACAAGGTATGTAATTTTGTACCACGGCGAGAAGCACGGCCTGCAATTTTATTTGCTTCTTCATTACCAACACGCTGACGCCATTCGTAAATAGCCTTCTTATTGTAAGAGGACAAAACAGTAGTAACAGAAGGATACTTTTGTCCTTCTGGTGTTACATATCGTCTGCCTTCTTCTGTTGTCTCTGCTTTTAAATCAAAATCTAATTCAGGTAATTTTATAAAATTAAATGTCATGCAGTCCTAATTTTTTTGCGGTACTTTTCAACAATGTCACGAGCCTTCACTTGTGCATTTGTCTTGTTACCATATTCACGCCCAAGCCTACTATCAGGATGATGTTCGCCAACCTTAGCTAAGACCTCTTTGAAACCTTCTGGTACTTTTTGATAAGAACCAGAACCACTAATCAAAGCAGGCGCAGTTATGATTGGTTGCACTTGAGGATTCTCTTTTAGAAATTCTTCACGTTCAGCAATTTTCATAACCACTTCAAATTCTTCCTGTGTTTCAGTATCAATAAAATTATATGTTGGCATTAAATATGTCCATGTGATAAAGGTTCAACCATCTCAACAAACCATTTAGGTCTTTGTCTACTATTTATTTTACCTTTCCATGACCACAAATGTTCCTTCTTCATCACATAATAATTATGATATGATTGCAAGGAATTGCCGACAACTTTACAATCATCAGGCATTGCAGGCGTTGGGCCAACAAAATCACCAACAGGACATTTATCTGGCACTTTGGCCAAATCTGGTATCAATCTTGCTGTTGCATGTATTTTACCATAACGATATGTGAATTCTTTTAGTAATTCACACCACATATTATATAACCACAAATAATGTTGGTCACTTTGACGAACCCAAATAGCAGAAGGATGATTCATCATTGTGGGTTTCATCAATCTCAATTCACGTTCATCAAGTAACCGCCATCGTTTGATATTACGATTATTGATTGTTTTGTCCATATACATTTCACCATCAAGAACACGATGAGCTGTTGACAACAACTGAGCATATTCAATCACCATTTTGCAAACATGTTTATCCACATGCATTTCTGCACACTTAGTTACATCATGGTCTAGGTAAAAAATGTTCACGGCAATTCACGGTCGGTCATTTTTTTCTTCTTCTTCATTCCGCCTTTGTGTTTTTTTTCTTCTTTATCCGCATCTTCACGGCCATCACTAGAAACATGTTCCCATAACTCATTAAATTCACTTCGCAATTCACGGTGAATATTAGTCAAAGAGCCTTCAACATACCACAAAGCACTACGAATATCTTCTGCACTACTTTCTTCTGCGCCACTTGCCAATACACTAAACAAAGACCGCATTTCTTCAAGGCGGATGATTTGTGTTTCCAAATTATTCAATTCTGTCCAGTATTTCATTACCATTCTCCGTTATCAATCCAAAGTCTAATCGTTAAAAACAAAAACACAAAACTATATGTTTTTTCGGGAGAACCCCATTCGCAATTACTCTCATTCCTGATTTTAGGAATAAGAGACCAGTGAAGAGGATTCAAGTTGAGTATAACACATACTCCGCTGTATTTGAGGTAATTATACATTTTCACTTTCAAAAATATTAGACCACTTCAACAATTTGTGTCGTTTAAGTGCTGATGCATTGAGTAAATCTTTTCGGTCAATAAGACCAGATTCAACAATTAATTCAATCATGCAATGCAAATCACCAAGCTCTTCTGTTAATCGTTCTTCGTTGGTTCGTTCATTGTGTGAACCATCAATACCAAAACGAAAAACTTTTGAAATGGCTTGCGTCACTTCAGCACATTCTTCTTGTGTGATTAATAAAACTTCTTTTTGTGCTTTATTCATTTACTGAGTAATTTCAGTTACTTCAAGTTCATCAGAAGCAACCTCTGCTTCTACTTCTGCAACAACTGGTGTTGCTTTAAGGTCTGCCAACTTAGCAACTTTTGTTACTTTGGTTGTTTTGCCTGGTGTGAAACCAGACTTGGTGACACCTGTAAGGTTGAGATATTTTTTAATCTCATCAGGGTTCATAATTTGGTAAGCAACAGCCTTGCGACCCTCTTTGACTACCTTGACCACACCATTGGCATTGGTCTTGATGTGCCACATATAAGTGGACAAACGATACATGTGGATTTCTTTGCCGAGAGTGGCATCAATTTCCTCAATCGTTACGGGTTTGCCCGTGACCATAACGGTCAACAACTTTTGAAACGGGGCGAGTTTTTCAGATTTTCCACGAGCCATAATATAATCTCCAATTCAATTTAAGAACACTTAGTATAACACACATCGGTTGATTTGTCAAGTACTTTTATCATGTTTACCGACAATACACAGTAAAAGTTTTAGCATTCACTTTCAGGCAACTTGATTGCCTTGTATGGGTATTGCGACCCATATCTTTTGTGGTATTTCTAGGACCACGAAAACGAATCTTCAATGGTCGACCAACGATTTCTCTAATCACCTGAATTTTTTCAGGTGTGTATTTACTCATTGGGATATTCTTATACAAAGAAGTTTCCCAAGAAGGTGAGCTATAATCTCTTAATTTGGTAGTCATATAATTCCTTTTTCAAACACGGCCATTCAGAGCAAGAGATTCGATATTATCTTTTTCTTTTTCTGTGGTCAATAACAAAAATTCATTCCAAGAACCTTCGAAAATCACTTCGTTCGGATTCTTAACAACCACTTTATTTTCATAAACATGGTATTCATAATTTTGCCAACAATCTTGGTTCATCTCGACTGGATAAATGTAAAATCCACCAGGCGTTTTCTTAAACCACACAATCATTTGAGCAGCAAGACAACCCATGCCATTTGCAAAATTAAACAATTCTGGTTTGCCAGAAATGCCATTACCAATGGTCAAGTCATTCAAAAAGTTGGCCAATTCTTGGCCGTGACCTTCAAGATAGCCATCATATTGTCGGTACATACACATGATAGGTGTTTCACCTTCATACACATAAGTTAAACTACGAGTTCCCATTATTGCAATTCCTCCGCGGTTGGGATATAAACATATTCATCAAATTCTTCATCATAGATCCACATATTAAGCAGCCTTCATCATAAAAGTAGGATATTTCACAAAACCAGAGGTATCTTTTTTTGCTTTACCTTTGGCATACAAACCAACAACAACATTTTTTGGATCCAAGAAACGCAAATCAGAATCATCACCATTAAACACGGTACGACCCAAATAGGTTTCTGGCATTGGTTCGGTTTTCTTCAAACCAAACACAGTAGCAACATTGTAACCTTCTGCAATAGCACGATAAACATCGGCATCATTACCATCAGCAGCAGAGAATGTCAAATGGTAATTAGAAATATTTTTCACTTTGCGACCAAGAATCTTGGTATAGTCATAAAATTGGACTTCAGGAAAAGCGGTAAAAATATTAGTGTAAGATTGACCATTACGAAACACTTCGTATTTTTCAAACGAAAGGTCGGATGTGCCGTTCATACGAAAAACAGGAACCAAATCTTTTTTAATGGATTGTTTAATTGCCAATTCAATATCTTTAACTAGCAAATTCATAAAGGTAATACGGTCTTCGAAAAACATTTTGGTTTTACGAATACGGGCCTTTTGGATCATGTTAGTATTTTCGCCTTTTTTAAACATACCACCACGACCAGCAGTATTCAAACAAGCGGAAGTGCAACCATCGGTACGTTTAGGACAGGTTTCATAACCAGACAAATTAGCGGGTGCGAGGTGCATAATGTAAGTATTAAAACCTTGTTTTAAACCTTTTAAAATCTTGGGATTGCCCGTAGATAATAACTTCATTTTTTAAGTGCCTTTCTCAACAACATAGGTACAGTATAACACAATGGGCAGGAATGTCAAGCGCTATTTCGGAGATTGTTGTTTTCCTGCAACATAGTACTAAAGTACTCATCTCCGCATGTTCGCTTGGTCTTTTGCTTCTTCATCCGTAAAGATAGGCACAGCATTACTTTTATGCAAAGTGCCAATACCCAACATTTTGGTTCCCGTGTAAACTTTACCGAGAATTGGTTTTGTACAATCGCCACCAGGTGTCACTTTGCTAGGATGACGCACCGTTTCACGACCAGGTGGTGTAGTCAACTTTGGTATATTGCTTGAATTAAAAATTACTTTACCCATATTTTTTTTAGAAAAATTTGTTTTTTGATTATTAAGATTATCAATCCAAGCCTGATACTCAGCAAGTTCCTTTTTGGTCTTGCTTTTTTTCTTGGACTTTTGATAGGTATAGATTAACACAATTCTAATACCTTGGCGGGATAGCGAATCGAACCTTCATAATCTAATTGTGATTTTTCAAATTCGGTCATAAAATCATCAGCGACAATATCCCAACCAATAATTTGGCAACGGAAATATTCGCTGTATTCTTCTATATCACCACGAACCGCCATTACAATAGCAGTAGCGGTTTCAGAATTAATACGGCTACCCATCGGGACAAAAAAGTCCTGACCACCCTTGAATTTCCAATATTGAGGGCACTCACCAACTCCGTCCCAATCGTGGGCACCGTAGTTTTCTTGGTCTTGAGTTTGAATATGTAACTTCATAAAATCTCCAATTAAGCGGGTTGTTTTGCTTCGATCATTTCAGACAAAATGAATTTAGCGACATTCAATTGTTTGCGAACCTGTTCTTTGGTGTCACGGCCAAAAGATTGCAATTCTTGGCAATCACTAAGAATACCCATTACAACCATTTCAAGACCAGAAAATTTGGCGGTGATGGATTGCATGTATTGCTCACGAATGTCAGATTCGGTCATACCATAGCATTGCTTTTCAAATTCAGTCATTTCATTCTCCAGTGATTTTCCAGTATCCAACAAGTATTCTTCAATCGACATTTTTGTAACCTTTTCTCAACAACATAGGTATCATTATACAGGAATGGGCAGGAATGTCAAGCACTATTTGAGAGCTTGTTGTTTTTTTGCAACAGCATCAATATGTTTACATTTTCCACGAAAATTGAAACCTGTACAGGTGCAGGTATAATTGTAATCAGAAAGTTCTACAAAGTATTCTTTTTCTTTGCTTTTAACTTTGAATACTCTAGTATTACTTTTTGTGGGTGTAGATTTGATAAGATTTTGAAGGCCAAAATGCTTGGCCTTAATAAAGGTGCGGTACCTTTTATCAATTTTGATTTGTGTTCTTAAAACTTGGACACTATTATCGCTAGATTTTGCATAAGCGATAATTTTAGTGCCGTCAAGTAAGTAAGTGTGGTTTGCGTTTGACCCATCGGACCAAACTGTGGTTTCTTTAAGAATTTCTAACATACTGGTAGTTTAACACAGGTAGGCCTGCCTGTCAACCAGCGTGTTGTTTTTTTACAACACTTATCCCTTTAGTAACTGTTGGTTACTTTCGGTTGCCATGTCTTCTTCAAATTCAGCCAAACGCAATTTGTTTAATTCCGCTTGTACTGCTTTTTTTTCTTCCTCAGAACCGGCAATTTTTTGTTCCAATTCT